CCTTTGTCGTTAAGTAAATAGTCAGTCCACTGAATAACTTTGATCCCGTTACTGACTAGTCGCTCTTTGAACCGAAGTCGGGCATTGTTACGCTCTTCCCAAGAGCCCCAAAATGGTTGACCTTTGTACCACCCAGATGTTGGGACATCGCGGCTCTCGTTCTCAATAGGCAGCAACTCATAGACCGAGGTGTTATACGGCAGATACTTGACAGCGATAGTTAGCCTGTCAGCCAGTTCCTCAGTGTGGTTGATGCCACCCAAGCGAACCAAGTGGTGTCGCACATCTATGTTGCCAAGATAAATCTCAAGGTTCTTTAGACCCTCAACGTCGCCAATGAGGTGCTCAAGACCTTTGTTCAAGGCACCGTTGAGCGTAGTCATTGGTACTGAGTTGACCATCCAACCAGGCCGGTACATGCAAATCGCGTGCGAGTCACCAATGACAAGCGAGTCGGTCTTGTTAGGATGAGGTGTGTAGATTGCTGTGTCTACGAGTCGCTCGAGTTGTGCAAAGTCTATGGTGTCCCATGATGGATCCAACACTTTGCCCAGCGCTCTTGCATTGTTCATCTTGTACTTGATACGCTTTGCGAGGTCCATCATAGGACGGTCAAGTGTGTATACCTTGCCTTTGAACTTTGAGAGTTTGAGATAACCTTCTGGTAGTTGTTTGTCAATACCACCCATAAAGTTGATCTGCTTACCGTTCCAGTCATTACCGAAGTAAATATAGACCTCGTCGAACTCGTTCCAATCACCATCAATGTCGTGATAGTTGATGGTAACAGAGTCATAAATACCGCTGCGCGCGATCATGTCCGCGTACATAACTGCTGGTGAACTTTTATGTGAATGAATTGGTCGTGCCAAGTTATTAGACAACAAGCAAACAAGTGCCTTCACGTCTTTTCCTTTGTGATTTTAGAGATTGGAGCCGCTGCTCTTTTCCTTGCGATATTCCCATCAGCCGCTGCGCGTTCAAACACGTTGAACTGACAGCAGGAGATCTCAATGCCAAACGTTGTAAACCTACCAAGTTCAGACGCCTCACGCAAGTGTTGCTCTGCTACAGGATTCCCGGCGATGCCAAAGAATTCTTCTTGGTTGTTCCTGATAGCGACAAGCGCTCGCATAAGATTCGTCTGAGTCTTCGGAAATCCTTTGAACAACTTAGTCAGCGTGGCGGTCGCACCCGGTCCAGCAATGCAATAATCCGAGTTCTCGTCCAAGTTGCCATGCGATATCCCCAGTTTTCCAAATAGATCCCCAAACTCGACGTCAATAAGCCTGTTAGCGCCAACGCCAGGCATGCGAGCAAGATTACTGCTAAAATGGTATCCATAATAGTTACCTATTCCTCTGGTTGATGTAAGGAACTCAAACGATTCCTTCATGTCGGGCTTTGACTTGTAGAAAGGGATCCACCGCTCTGCAAGGTGCTTGACCCACACTATCATATCCGAAGGCATCATTCGGCGCCCCTCAGATAGGCCCTGGTTTTTGTCGAGATTGCTATAAAGTGATCTGAAAATTTGGGGCACATTTTTTATATCATTGATAGGACTGTGCAATCTGCCATAGTTGCGCGATGCCGTCTGTAGACTCGTTCGCAACTCTGTGGTGCCCCAGATCTTTTCACCATCAACAAACGCTTTGTCAATGTTAGTCAACAAAGTCATCTCGTACTCAGGGTCATTGACTAGACACTTGTGGTTGATAAATCGCGATCCTGTGTTTTGCGTGATAATGTCCAAGGTGTTCGCAGGACCATAGAATTTCACTATAGCGCTGTTTATCAACTTGTCTTCAAAAGAGACGTCTGGCTCGTAGTACAGATTAGAGTTCAACCAGATAATTTCATCATGGAATGAGCGGTTCGGGTGAAAGTAAGGAACAGGCTGACCATCAACAACAAAGCCTGTGCCAAACTCATCCGAGTGCTCATATCCATTCTGAACATATGACTCAAAAGTGGGATGATCTGCACCAACTCGCACAGACCATTCCCGCTTATTGAACTCACGAATGAACTTACCTAACCTGTCACGGACATCACCATCAGCAAGTGCAAGGATCTCTTGGTCACTTTTGGTTGTCAGAGATGACATGTCGTACATTCTCCTTTTCTGTAAGATTATGCACAAGATGTACAACTTGTACAGCATTGCCAACAATCTTCTGGATTTCCGCGACTTGTACAGGGTCATCCTCAAAGAACAAACCAATCTTGTTGCCTTGATGAATAAGGCGCATGATTGTGTTGCCTTTATGCTGACCAGACGTCACCCGAGATTTCTCAGCCCACGGCAGTGGATTGAAAAAGATCTGGTTGAAGATCTTGCGGTCATGCAGTTGTCTGCGTGTCTCAGGTGCCTCTTCAATGGATCGTCCAGTAATGATGATGTCATTCGGACCGGGCCAAACACCTGTGTAAGTGTTGCCCATGTAGATAACACCATCAATGTCGAACCCGTTCCTATACTCACTCATAGTCGGTCTTGCCTTCTTGGAAAGTATAAGGAAGATTGACAGCCTTAGGATTTGCAGATTTCAGTTGTGCCTTCGTAATAGACGTAAGGTCCCTACGAGCAAGAGCGTCACACTCATACTTTGCGTCAGAAGTGCTCAACTGCAGCGGAGGAGTCTTTTGCGTCCAAGCAGATGGGCCACGGAGAAAACCAACTACGCCAAGTTCTGCAGCCACTTTACAGAAGCGGATAGCAGAGATTACAACACCACCAGAGTTAGGTGAGTCTTGTACCGACAACCGCGCAGAGATCTCATAACGCGCACCACCGAAGCCATACGCAACAATATCAAAGTTGGCGATTTTGTTGTCAGAACCAACGTACTCACCACCTGGCTTTTGGAAGACAGTCAGTGATGGTCCAGCATACAAAGTCATACCAGCAATAGACTCGCTACGCACGATATTCTGGCCTTTGAGCACATTTTCTTTAGAGACGTGTTTGCTGTGCAGCCGATCTTTCTTTGCCATGTTCAAGAAATCGGTGTTCGCCGTACGACCAGTGCGAATATTCTCTTGACCTTGGGTGGAGCCAGCTGCCATATTCATCTGGATATGCTGAGTCACCATCAAACCACTATCCAGCATAGCACCCTGCAGAACCTCAGACATACGCGAAGCGCCCCAAGCGGACCTCATGTCAGATCCTACAATAGTCAAGCCAGCATTGATAAACCGCTGCTCAACTTCTTGGGTGGTCTTAGTGTCAATAAGCGTTGGGATGCAGTTGATAAAGTGGCACTTAGCCGCAATAGCAACGTCAATCCAGTACTTAGTGGCCTCTTCCGAACCAACAGGCAGATAATTCACCAACACATCAACCCGAGCACGTCGGAGTTTCTCGACGGTGTCATCGAAATCTAGGGCTGTTGCGGCTCCAATACGAAACGAGACATCCTCAGGATAGTCCAGCATATGGTCGGCAACACCATCCAGCAGAGGTGCAGAGTACACCATCGCATGGGGTTCTACAACAATGTCAAGGATTTCTTCGACATGATCCATTGCGCAGTTTGGTTTTGCGCGAAGAGCAACCTTGAGAGGTTTATTTACTTTACGACGGTCTACATCAAAGCCAATCACATAGTTGATGTCCTCACAGGTGTATCCACCAATAGATTGGTACATAAGACCAACTGCGTCGTCGGTGGTAACATAGTACTGAGTGCCTTCAACAAGCGACTTTGCGCAGTTACCAACACCAATGATACCTACGCGAATTTGAGATTTTACCATAAAATTCCTTCAGCGTTATTTCAGTTTTACGTCATTGGCTACACAAAAGGTGTAGAGTAGGACGGTATACGCAAGACTGCTCAGTTTTGGCTAAGCAGTTTCGTCGATTTACGACTCATCAGTTGCGTTGTTAGTTTGGAGTCAATGTCGTCATTGAACCCGTGTGACCGGAGTGCAGCCTGGGGTCATCCTAGTCAATCCTAGGTTGTTGTTACACACCAAGCTTGGCCAACCAAGTGTCACAGACATGACAGTACCGAAAATCACAAGAGATATTAGCCCTACTTTCAGTGCTCGTACCCAAAGGCGCTTGCGTCGTCTATCTGTGACATCGATCCAGTCATACCAGTCGTACTTTTCTTTCATTTTCATAGTTGAGTGATCCTTACAGGGCATACACCAA